TACCATACTTATCATTAAATTTTTCTAAAAGAACTCTATATGTAAGAATTCTAATATCTTTATCATATGATTGAAATTCTTGAATCAAATCAGCTTCAACTTTTTTAGATTCAATAGGTGAAGCAACCATATATTCTAATAAGGTTACTTTATTATCAATAATTTGATTAGGGTTTGATAATACATCACTATTGTATATTTCTAAAAGAGTATATAAAGAAGCATATGTTTTATAACTTGGTAATTTAGTTTTAAAAAATTCTTCTAAGTTATAATGTTTAGATATTTCTTTAATTAAGTTATATTTTTGTCTTTTTAAAACACCACGATTCAATGATTTTGAACTTTCAATAATTGTAGTCAAAATCATATCTGCTTTTGCTTCTGATATATTTTTGTGTTTTGAAATAGTCTCGTATAACTTATATTCTTTTCCTAATTCAGATTTTACAAAGAATTTTTTCATTATTCCAGACGCTTTTGAATCTTTACCAGATAAAGTATCCGCCGTAATTTGTCTTACGAGTAATTCAAAAAGAAGCCCAGTGTTTTTATACTTTGAATGTTTAATATTCATTCCCTTAGGTTTTGTTATAAATATATAAAAATTATTGTTCCTTAATATTGCTTTCATCTAAAAGCGACTCGCCTTCATTTATTAAGCTTAACTTTTTATTAAGAGATTCAAATAATTCTTTATTTTTTAATTTTTCTTGTAAGGCTAATGGTGAACCTCCTTTATATTGTGGTTTAATAGAATCAGATTCATTATCATCATTTTTCATTCCTTTAGCACCTAAACGATCTTTACCAAAATTATCATCTTGAGTATTACGATCTGTTACTTTTTCTTCAGGACGACCTAGTGGTTCTTTTTCATTATATCCATCAGGAACATTTGCTGGGTCTGAATCCATTCTACCTGTTCCATATAATGAAGCTAGATCATGTGGTGTACCATATGATTTACCTGTTTCTAACGGATCATTACCCTCTGCTTCAATTTGAGTTACGCGGAACTTACGTTTTTGGTCTTGTACAATTAAATCTCTATATTCATCATATTGATCAACACTGAAATGGAATACGTTTTCATATATCCAATCTGATGGGAATAATTTTGATTCCATCATTGAATTGGCTAAATCTACTTTTTGGGTTAATAACGCAATTTTTTCTTGATCATAGATAATAGAAGGTGTTGTTAAACTTAATTCAAAATTAGTTAACGATTCTTCAGTGTATCCTTGTGTATATAAATGCACTAACGCGATCTTATATAATTCCGATAATACAATACGTTGAATACGATCAATAGTACGAGCAAAACGTATATCTTCTGCTGCTAATGTAGCTTTACCAGTTAAATCTTTCTCATAACCCATAAATGCTTTAGGCACTTTAAGGGCAGCAAATAATTTATCTCTTAAATATTCAACATCTTGAATACCATCATATGTTAATCCTGGTTGTGTTTCTATTTTGGTAGATGTATCATTACCTCTAATCGGAATATAGAAATCTTCCATTAGATTTTGCATATTATATTTTTGGTTGTATTCCCCACTTTGTGGATCCATTAATGGGGTACGTTTCATTGTAGAAATTGTCTTCTGCATGAAATTTTCTACTTCATTTGGTGGAATAGAACCAACATTAATATAGAATGTACGACGATCAGGACTACGAGATATTCTATGAATTAACATAGCATCTTCCATCAACGCATATTGTTTATAAATTCTACGAGCTGGTTCAATATATGAACGACCATAAGGTAAGAAATTAACATCTGTTAATAAGCGGAAATGAGCCATTTCATAGTTATCAAAATAAATAGCATCATCGTTTTCTTGGTATGTGTTAGGAACACCATAATATCCTGAACCCCCTGAATATATTCCTTCGGGGGAATATTTGAATCTAATAGTACTTGGGTTTTCTTGATCGTATGCTTCTTGTCTTTCAATATGGTATGCTGTATAAGGTATTACATTGTAAACACCAAATTTTTCAGCAATTTCTAATTTAAGGAAAAAATCACCATATTTGTTCATTTGACGAATCCATGACCATAAATTAAATTCAATATTTAATACATCATAAAACAGGTTATATAATATTTTTTGGATATTATCATCACTACTTCTAATTTGAAGTACCTCACCCATATCATTTTTTAATGTACATTCATCAGCAATAATATCAAGTGCTGAAGCAACAATAGCGTCATTATCCATTACATCATAATCTGAGTAGATAAATGTACGCATGTATTGGTAATTCATGTTTAGCTGTTGACCAAACAATGAAGTTGATGAAGGTGAATAGATACGGTTGTATTTATCCATTAAGGAGTTTGTTGCAATGTCTCCAGATTTTTGAATCGAGTCAACATCCATTACCTTAAGTTGGTTACCTCCTTGATTTCTGATGATTACATCAGAGGAGAATAAGCGTTGTAATCGTGTAAATAGTTTAGTATCTGCCATTTTATATATTATTATATCCTATAAATATTTAGAGAAGCCACTTAATGTTCTCTTTTCCACCATATGGATTATCAATTTCATATGGGTTTGTTCCGTTTTTTGTCCCATATGCCCCAACATACGTATTTTTATTCATACTTCCTAGGGTAGCTCTAGTCATATCGTGAGAATGTTGTTGGAACTTTAATGATGTATCTCTTAAATACATTCCTATACCAAAAGCCATTACTAAATCATCATTATATCCTGATTGGGCTTCAGGGCGTCCATTTCTCCAAATGAATACTTTCATTTCTTCTAATAAACGTTTTGAACGAATTGTTACTGATCTATCGCCTACATACTCTCTAAATTTATTTACAACTAATGGTCTTGATCTCATCGACATTGTAAATCCAGGAGTCATATCACTATTGCCTTCAAATACTTTTAAATATGAATCGGCCGTTAATTGATCTGATTTTGGGGAATGGTATAAATTTGAATAGCCTCGTTCAATAATTGAATCTAATGCCGCCCAACCAATAGAAGCATTTTCTACAGCTAAAAGTGCATTATTATATTCGGCTCCTAATCCTACTAAAAAATAACCAAATTCTTTAGGTGACATTTGTCCCCTATATTCAGCTACTTGAGTATTTGATTGTATATCAATTACATGGGCTGTTGAAAAATCTTTTCCATCACCTCGAGCTACATCTGCTGTAATCATATATTCTCTAGAATAATCAGCTGCTTCCCACACCCATAAGTTTTGATCTACACCTCTACGTTCTAATGGATCCTGAATTGTAGATTCTTTTAAGAATTCAATCCATTCAGAATAAAATACAACATCACCAGAGGTACTAAAATCACAGTCACATTCCTGAGCTGCCATTCTAGGATCACCTAGTAATTCATCTTGTCTATCTCTCCATTCTTGATCACGTTCAGGATGAACATACCAAGGTAGTTTGATAGGTATAAAATCATTTTCTTTATTTTCAGCTGATACCCATGTTTTGTGGAACCAATTACCCGTACCATAAGGAGTAGATAATACAATAGCACCACCACCAGTTGCTAGGGTTTGTTGAGCTGAGGCCCATATTTCACCAATTTGATCAATAAATGCTGCCTCATCAATTAACAACAATGAAACGGCTTCTGATCTACCCGCATCACTACTTGCAGATGTTGCTTTTATTTGTGAGCCATTATTTAATCTAAGTGATAATTTATTATTTTCATCAGCTGGTATTTTAAGCCAAGAAGGTAAGTTATCATACATAAACTTAACCTTAGTAACCATATTACGGGCTGTTTCTTGCTTTGTTGCAATACAAAGAATATTTTTATCCTTTTGGAATAACATCATCCATAAAGAATAACCTGCTGATAATGTTGAGATACCTAACTGTCTTGATTTTAGAATAATCGAGTATGGGTTATCTCTAAATAAATGTAATGTTTTTTCTTGGAATGGGTATAGATTAAATAATACTCTACCACGTTGTGGGTGTTGAATATTACAATATTTTTTCATAAAATGGGCTGGGTCTTGAGCACATTTTAAATATTCTTGTCTAATTATAGATTTTAAATCTTGATTTGCCATTATTTACCTAATTTCCAATACAAACGGCCTGTGTATATTGGGGCAAATTCATTATTTACTCCTATTCCAAAACCGTATGCTTGTCTTTTTTTATTAACAAACAAAATTTCTCCATTTAAATTTTGAATTGCTGTTGGAGAACTACCTACCGAAATACCCCCGAAAAATTCCCTTTGGTAGATGTAAGAAGTATTAGTAACTGTAATTGTTGGGATGAATATGTTGGGTTGAACATCTCTAAATAATATTGAGTTTTTACTTATAGTATCATTTATAACAATACTTCCTAATGAATCTAAATTTAAGGTATCTGTATATGCATATGTAGAATAATAATCCTTTAAAATAAATGCAGTATCAACCTTAGCTAAAATAG